TTCAGGGAAACGTGATGTCTATATTACTAACTCTCTATCGTATATTGGATTGTTAGAAAAGGGTAGTAGTAAACAAGCACCTAAAGGCATGGTTGAAGTGACCATGAATGAGATTAGGAGTAGGTTTAAATAATGTCATTCGCAAAGGAACGATTACTAATAGAAGATAGGTTTGAGGCAACTTGGACATTTACCCCTATTGCTTGGGATAATGTAGAGTTTGATTCTCCGAATAATGATAATTGGGTACGGTTTAATATACTTAATGGTGTTGGAGATTACAGAGCCATTAATAACCTAAAAAGACACACTGGCGTTATTGTTGTACAAATCTTCGCCCCTCGCAATTCAGGAACTAGTACAATAAGACAATATGCGGATTACGCTGTAGCCATATTTGATAATAGGTCGTTTGGCGATGTAGTTTGTGGGGTTGCTAATATGGAGACAGTCGGTACTGATGACATTTGGCATCAGATTAATGTGAATATTCCTTATTGGAGGGATGAATAATGAAAAAAGTAACTTTATATCCACCTGAAGGTGGTGAAGGTGTAACCCCTCACCCAAGCAAGGTAGAAGAGATGAAGAAGTTTGGATGGGTATTGAAGCCCTTAATTAAGAAAAAGGAGAAAGACAATGGCAAATCATAAAGGCAGTGAAGGTGTAGCAAAAGTTGGAAGCGTAACAATCTCTGAAGTAAAAGATTGGAGCATTTCAGAATCAGCAGAAACGATTGATGACACAACACTAGGCGATACAGCAAGAACAAAGCAAGTAGGTTTAACTTCGGCAAGTGGTTCAATGACTGCTTTCTGGGATGAGACTAATACCACTGGTCAAGGTGCTTTAACCAATGGTGCTACAGTGACATTAAACTTATATCCTGAAGGCGCAACAACAGGTGATATTTACGCTACATTTTCGGCAATCATTACTGAGAAGGGTGTATCAACTACACTAGACGGAATGGTTGAGACATCTATTAGTTTTGATGTAAATGGTGCTGTTACTTGGGGCGCGGTGTAAATGGGTGTTTTAGATAACGCAAAGGCACATTTTGATAAACTAGAGACTAGGTTAATTGAAGTGCCTGAATGGGAAACTGTTATCTACTGTACACCGTTTACTATGGCGGAGAAGAAGTCACTTTGGAAGTTTGCTAAAGGTGATGACTTTGAATTTATGGTACGCACATTAATACTAAAATCACTAGACAAAGACGGTCAAAAGTTATTTGATATAAGTGATAAGATTAATTTAATGAATGGCGTGTCACCCGATGTAATTACAAGAGTAGTAGGGGATTTATCAACCGCTCAGTCCATTGAGGAACAAGAGGGAAACTAAAAAGCGATTCCGAGTTATATGCAAAGTACGCACTTGCGAATCGCTTACATAAAACTGTTTATGAAATAGATAGTATGACGGTGGATGAGTTTCATGGTTGGATAGCCTACTTCAAACTAGAGGATAAAAATGGCAACTAATCAAGTAGCGTCACTGGGAATCAAGGTAAGCGCACATGGCGTAGAGAAAGCCAAGTCAGGCATAAGAGGCATAGGTAATGTCGCCAAGCGTGTAAAAGACCAGATATTCTCACTCAACGGAGCAATGGGTGCGTTAGGCGCAGGTGCTTTAATGAAATCCGTCATTAAGAGTGCGTCAGGTTTAGAGAGCCTGAGAGTAAGGCTTAAATTCTTGACAGGTAGTACAAAGGATGCCGGTAAAGCATTTGATACTATGACAGGGTTCGCTTCTAAAGTGCCATTCGCACTAGAGGATATTCAGAAAGCATCCCCACTTCTATTAACAGTTACAGACGACATTGATGAACTGAATGGTCTCTTAGAGATGACAGGTGACATCGCGGCAGTCTCAGGTCTTGACTTCGTTAAAACAGCAGAACAACTACAAAGAGCAATGGCAAGTGGTATGGCTAGTGCTGACTTATTCCGTGAGCGTGGTGTTGCTTCATTCTTAGGGTTTGAGGCAGGTGTTACATATACAGCCAAACAAACGACTGACCGCTTAAAAGAAATGTGGGAGAACAATACAAGCACAGCCGTAGGTGCTACTACGGAATTAGCCAAGACATTCCAAGGTCAAGTATCAATGATGGAAGATGCTTGGTTCAAGTTAAAGATTCAATTTGCCGATTCAGGTATTTTTGAACTGGCTAAAGATAATGTACTCGCTATAACAGAGGCACTTGGAAAGCCGGCAACTTTAGCAAAAGTAAAAGATTTTGGTAAGGCGTTGGTTTCATTTGCCAAGGTTCTTGGTGGTATTGTTGAGACGTTCATGGGGCTACCGCCTTATGTAAGAGAAGTTGGATTAATTATGGCTTTCTTAGGTGGAATGAAAGGTAAATTAGTCTTGGCAGGGTTACTCGCCTTATCAAAAGGAATTGATATGGTACGGGATGCTCTAATAGGTGCTAGTAAAGCCGGTGGTATTAAAATTGATGTAATTGGAAATGCTAAAAAGGAGATAGAAAGACATCAAATAAATCTAGCAAGAGTACAAAAACAAATAGAAGATATTAACTCAGGCAAGACAAAAGTTGCGGGCGGAAAGAAAGGTGCTGAAAGAATGTTGGCAGCCTACAGAGAAGCAATAACATTCATAGAGAATGACCTAATTAGGTTAGGACATATTATAGGTGGAACAAGTCTTGACCCTGTAAAACCCACTGTAGAAGCGAATGTAAAAGACGAGATTATGACTAAAGCCACTGCTGATATTGACAAATATATAAGCAAACTTAAAACTGTAGGCATTGAAGAAACAAAGCGACAAACACTAAAAAGAGAAATTGATGTTGAGATTAAACGAATTTGGGCATCTGAAAAAACATCTTTAGAGCAAAAGGTTGGACTGGTTAAACAAGTAACAGGTGCTTACACACAAGCACTTGGTAGAATGGATGAACTTGATATTGCTAAAAAGGTACAAGCCTTAACAGATTCAATGTCTGATTCTATAACAAGTATGATTATGAACATTGGTCAAGGTACAAATTCACTGAAAGACTCAGTTAAAGGAATGGTTAAAATTATACTCGCTGAGTTTATTAAAATTAAGGTAGCACAACCCATCGCTAATTCAATGGCTAGTAATTTTAATTGGGCAAGCATGTTTAGAGAACATGGTGGAACAGTTACGGGAAACAAGCCATACGTTGTGGGAGAAGCAGGACCCGAAGTATTTTTACCAAATAAAACAGGAACTATAATCCCTAACAATGAAATGTCAATGGGTAGTAAATCAGGCGGTGAATCTAGTGTAAATGTCAATTTTAATATTACAGCAAACGATACAACTGGCTTCGATGACCTGTTAGATTCAAGACGTGGAATGATTGTTGGCATTATTAATCAAGCCATGAACGATAGAGGCATTACAGGAGTAACAGCATAATGGCATATCCTACGACACCAGTTTTTCAATCATTAAATCTAAGGTCTAATGATAGGACTTTAGTTTCTCAGGCAGTCAACGGCAGGACACAATCAAGGAAACTCGCTAGTCAGTATTGGGAATTTTCTGCACAATATCCACCCATGAAACAGGCTGATTTTATGCCTGTATATGCCTACGTCATGAAACAACGTGGTCAAAACGGTACATTTACTGTGAGAATGCCAGTGTTAGAAGATGCGCGTGGTACGGCATCAGGTACGTTAAAAGCAAATGGTGCAAAAGTCGCAGGTTTAAACACGGTGGTTGTAGATGGTATTACTGGAACACTGGTAGAGGGTGACATGATTAAATTCGGTCACGATAAAGTCTATATGGTGGTGGGTCACACAGAGACAACAGGAAATACAACGTCTATAGATATAGAACCGGCTTTGCGTATTGCGGTAGCCGACAATGAGACAATCTTATTTGACAATGTTACTATGAAGGTAAGGTTGAAAAATGATGTACAAGTTTTTGGTATGAGCAATAATGGAATGTACAAATATGAAGTAGATTTTGTTGAGGCTTTATGAGTAGAAATATAAGTACGGCATTATTAACTGTATTAGACGATGATTCAATCAAAATGTGTCACTTGTTGGAGATACATTTATCGTCAACATCTTACTTAACTGACGCAGGTCAGGACATTAGTTATGGTGGTAATTCTTATGTAGCCAGTAGTCATTTTTTGAATGTTAGTTCAGTACAAGAAACAACTGATATACGGGTTGGTACTACTAAGTTAGTTTTATCAGGTGTAGAACAATCCTTCATATCATCAATGTTAAGTGGTGGTTATGTATCAAGACAGGTTAGGGTTCTACGAGCATTCCTAGATGATAACAATGCCATTATAAGCACTCCAGTATTAATTTACGATGGTCGTATCAACGGCTACAATGTTAAAGACACTATGGACACTTCGGCTGTTGAATTAGATATAGCATCCCACTGGTCTGACTTTGAAAAGAAAGCAGGTAGAAAGACTAATAGTAATTCACAAAATATGTTCTTCTCAACAGATAAAGGATTTGATTTCGCGGCAAACATAGTTAAAGACTTGAAGTGGGGTAAAGAATAATGTACGAGTGGTTCATTAATTTTATTATTTCTGTTGTAATATCATGGCTCTTAACAGAAGATGAAGAAGATTTAGAACAGCAAGACGGTGTTTTATTAAACAAACAGAGTAATATCGCACCAATTCCTATCATTTACGGTAATCGTAAAGTGGGCGGTATAAGAGTTTTTGTTGAGACTAGTGGTGTAGAGAATGAATACTTGTACATTGCGTTAGTGCTGTGTGAAGGAGAAATTCAAAGCATTGGAAACGTGTGGATTAATGATGTGTTATCAACTGATAGTAAGTTTAGTGGGTTAGTAGTTATTAATAAACATGTTGGTACAGATAGTCAGACAGCCGATACAACACTGACAGGCGCACCTAGTTGGACGACAGACCATAAACTAAGTGGAGTTGCTTACTTAGGTATAAGACTCAAATGGGATAGAGATGTTTTTGGTTCTGTTCCTATGATACAAGCCGATGTATTAGGTAGAAAGGTATATGACCCTAGAAACGGTAGTACCGCTTACTCACAGAATCCTGCTTTATGCTTGTTAGATTATATGACTAATACACGTTATGGCAAAGGATTACCAAGCACAGCATTTGAGTCTGGTTATTCCTCATGGAAAACATCAGCAGATATATGTGATATTAATGTAACGCCTTATTCTGGAGGTTCAACTATTGACACTTTCTCGTGTAACGCTGTTATGTCTACTGAACACTCACTTATGAATAATGTAAAGGTATTCATGTCAGGTATGCGTGGTCTTATAACTTATACACAAGGAGTCTATAAGTTAATTATTGAGACTGCCGGAACTCCAACATTTGCATTTACAGAAAGCCATATTGTAGAAGGCATCAGTTTTGAAGGTGAAAGGAGAAATAATAAATACAATAGAGTTATAGCAACATTTACAAACCCTGAGAAAAATTGGCAAGACGACCAAGTAGAATACCCAGACGCAGGAAGTAGTGAATACACAACTTATCTATCTGAAGATGGTGGGTTTGACTTAGAATCAAGAGTAACACTTCCAACTATTACGAATGTGTATCAAGCAAAACACATGGCGCAGTCTATCTTGAAAAGGTCAAGAGACGGAATTAGGTGTTCTTTCCTATCAACAGCAGAGGCTTTACAAGTAGCGGTAGGTGATATTGTTTCAGTAACGCACAGAACCCCTGCTTGGAATGCTAAACCATTTAGAGTAATTGAATTATCATTAAAGGCTGATGGTAATGTTGTCGTTGCATTATCAGAACATCAAGATTCAATCTATTCATGGGCTTCATCTACAGAATTGCCTAGTTATCCTGACACTAATTTACCTAATCCGTATAGTGCTACCGCGCCCACTTCTTTAACTATATCAAGTGGCGAGAATTATCAGGTAACTAACAACGACGGCTCAACAAGCCCTAGAATATATGTGGCATGGACAGCATCGACTGATAGTTTTGTTGATTACTATGTTATCCAAGCAAGAATAGCAGGTGGAACACCAAGCGAAAATCCGTGGGATATAGAGCATACAACAGATAATACACCTTTGTACATTTCAGGCGTAGCGTCAGGAACAACTATTGACGTAAGGATAAAGTCTGTAAATGCTATGGGCGTTTCATCAACATGGGTTCAGGTGGACAACCATGCAATAGCAGTATTAGTTGGAGGCGGTTCAGGTGGCACAACTACATTCTCTCAAACATCAGCACCAACAGCAGACTTAGAAGAGGGAGATATTTGGTTTGATACTGATGATAGTAATAAGATGTACAGATACGAAGGCTCACCTTTAGCATGGGTTGCTAAGACAGGAACTTTGGCTAGTATTGATATACCCCCTACGTTGGCAACAATAACACCGTCAGCAGGAACATTAACTTCAGGAACGCTAAAAGTTGGTTCAGGTGGTATTACTATTATTGGTGGTACGGCAGGTGGCTCTAGGTTAGAGATTACTAATGAAACATTGACTGTTTATGACGGCTCAACCTTACGCTTAAAGATAGGAAAACTATAGTGAGTTATGGCTTTCAAATATATGGCGAAGATTCACTAGGGGCTAGTGTCTTACAATTCGACAATAATAGTATAGCATTAATGTTGCATGACTCTTTTGAAGTAACAGGAACGTCAGCATATAGTAAGACTTATGTGTGGTCAACGGATGTAAATTCAGCATTTATAGTTATTGAGACTTCATTAGATGATACACCCGCTTTTATGTTTAATGTATTTCCGGATTACGGTGTGACAGTAACAAAGACACTGGCAACTAGGACAGTAACAGTGACAGGTACGCCTGTATATACAAATGTAGGACAGCCGGTAAGTTCGTGGAGTACCTACGTTAGCAACTGTAAGATGAAATTTTTGGTGTATGTAGAATGAGTTATGGAATGAAATTTGTCAATGGTGACGGTGTCCGCGTAATTGGAGCGGAAGAGGACAATCTTAGATTCATAGGCAAGGTGACAACCTACACAACCGCAGTCTATGCGGGAATGTATTACCTAACATTCACGGTTACATCTACAGAGTTTCCTATCGTTTACTTATACATTCCTTACGATGATGTAGGTACGTGTTCAGATACAGCATATACAGATATGACTACTTGCTTAATTGCGGGAGAAGGGTGGTCTTGGACTAATGTTGATGAAAGGAACTTAGCGACTGTACACAATATTTATAACACATCCGGAACTACATGGAAGGTTACTGTTATATGCGGACATGGTGGTTATCCTAAAAAGGCTTGTATTTATGTTTTTAATACAGTAGGCTCTACTGCCTCAACAGATACTTATGGCTTTAGAACCTATAAAGCAGACGGCACAACATTGGCTTTTGATAGTGGATTTACACCTTTAATGTCAAGATGGGGTGCTGAGTTTACAACTATGCCCAGTGGTAGTTTTGGCTATCAACAGAAAACATTTACCACAGGTGATTGGGCAACTAGAAGTGTAAGCAAACCTGCGTTTAATTGTAGTATTAATAATATCTCATACAATAGATTTAACTGCTTATTTGGTTATCACTATATGCTTTATTATAGGCATTTTGTTGCTGTAACGGCTAATGGTGTAGCAATCTGGACATTATCTCCATCAGGTAGATACCAACCAAGTATTGATGTTAGTTTAAACAACGGAGATTGTACTACGAATCCTTTTGCCGGAACGAGTAGCGCATGGTATTCCCATACTAAAACATTACCTTTTATAGATGGAGCAGATTATGACTAGATTGTTAGAGGATAGCGTAGAATTAGGACAAGAATTTGAAGGATTTAAAGAACAAACTTTCACAGAAGAAGAAATAAAAGAAGCAAAAGACAAAGATGAATCAGGAGAAGTAAATGGCATATTACGACACGATTAAACTAGTATCAGGTGATGACCTTCCTCAACTAGAGATAATATTAAGGGATAGCAACACGGCAGTCGCAGGTGCTACGCTAGACATTACAGCACCTACTACATGGAAACCGATTGATTTAACTAATGCTTCAGCAGTAAAAATGAAGATACGACCTATAGGCTCTACTACATTAACTGCTACATTAAATTGTGTAGTTCAATCACCAAAAACTGATGGCAAGGTTCTTATGGATTGGGGCTTAACAACTTTAGATATTACAGCAGGTGATTACGAGGGCGAGATAGAATTAACGTATTCAAGCGGAAAAGTATTAACTGTACCTGATTTGTTAAGGTTTGATTTAAGGGGTCAATTCTAATGGCTGTAAGGGCAACAATAAACCTTGTAAGTATAAAAGCCTCTACAAGTGTTTATGTAGGAAGCCAAGCAACTATTAGTCATTCGGTGGCTGATACTGTAGCATTGTCAGATGTGTCTTTTATTGTATTTAGCAAGGCATTAAGCGATTCACTTACGTTTAGCGACTCAGCATTACTTTCCGTTGGGTATGGTAGAAGTTTCGCGGATTCCTTTGCTTTTGCTGATGCGGTTGTAACTGCACTAGAGATGTATAAGTCACTTTCTGATTCTACTACATTAGCCGACAGTGCTAGATTTGATATAGTTAAAAGCATATCCGACTCAATTACATTGACAGATAGTGTTAGTCCACTTAACGCTGTTGTAGCAACTTTAGATAAAGCCGATACTGCAATCCTATCAGAGACTATTAGCGTTAGTATGGGGCTACCTAAATCAGATGTTCTGACATTGATAGAAGAGGCTGTTATTAATATAGATAAGGTAGAAGCGGACATTGCTACACTTGCGGATAATTATGCGGTAGAATTACAAAAAGTTTTAACAGATAGTGTTGGACTTTCTGATTCTGCGAATGCTGTATTACAGAGGATTCTCGATAAATCATTATCAGACAGTTTTGGCTTTTCTGACTCGGTGAGTCCTGTATTAGAACAACAGTTGCGTTTGCTTGGTCAACCAACGCTAAATAAGATGACCTTAAATTAACTCACGGAGAATAGAATGTTAAACGATAATTTGAAATTACATGGACAAGTTAGTATCGCTATTAATGGCGAGGTTGTTCAAGAGACAAACAACATGGTTGTTACCGATGGTAAGAACTGGGTATCAGACAGAATGGCAGATGTTGGCATAGTTATGTCACACATGGCTATTGGTAGTAATGATGCGACAGAAGCACTAGGTCAAACAACTTTATCTACCGAAGTAAATAGAAACGTCTTGACAAGTACAACAACTACAACTTCAACAAACACAGTTGTATATGTTGGTACGTGGGGAGCAAATGACCCAAGCGCAGGTGCAGATACAACGGTTAAAGAGGCAGGTATTTTCAACCATGCTACAGCAGGTGATATGTTGGCACGAGTTAAATTCGCTACTATTACAAAAGCACCGGCTGACACACTTACTATTACATGGACAATTACCGTAGGCTAAATTAACTTTTTCTTGGGAGTGCGGTAATGGCATTAAAATATAGTAATAACGCGACAACAACCTTGTCGGCATCAGTATCTTCGGGTACTACTTTAACGGTTGTAAGTACATCAACATTCCCTGCTCTCGCTAGTGGAGAATGGACTTATGTAACAATAGGTGGTGATGTTTTAAAAGTAACGGCTAAAACTAGCACGACTTTCACTACTGCTATTGCAATAACTGGGTCTTATACGAGTGGTGACAATGTAGAGTTAAGAATATCTAAAGAGTTACTAGATGACTTGTCTACGCACAACCATGATGATTTAACTGGGTTTGTAGCGAATGAGCATATTGACTGGACTACAGACCAAGGTGCTACTAATGTTCATGCAGGTAACTATACAGACACAGATACTACTTATTCAGTAGGAGACGGTGGCTTAACACAGATTAATTTTACTTCTGCGGATAACACCAAACTAGATGGTATTGAAGCAGGTGCAAAAGGCGACCAAACTGGAGCAGAGATTAAGACTGCTTATGAAGCAGAATCTAACACCAATGCTTATACTGATACCGAAAAGACGAAGTTAAGTGGTGTAGCGACAAGTGCTAATAACTATTCTTTACCGGTAGCAAGTACAACCGTTAGCGGTGGTATTAAAGTAGGCACAAACCTAAGTATCGCTTCAGGCGTATTAAGTTCAACAGATACCGATACCACTTACTCTGTGGGAGATGGTGGACTAACTCAAAAGAACTTTACTACTACACTTAAAACCAAGTTAGATGGTATAGATACTAGTGCTGATGTTAATCGTACTATGGATGCAACACCTACAAATGGCAATACATCTAATTCTGTATCGTCAGATGGTGTGTTTGATGCTTTAGCAGGGAAAGAAGGCGCGGACAGTACAATATTAAAAGAGGCTGAAATTGTAGATACTTTAACTTCTACAAGTACGACAGCACCTTTGAGTGCTAAACAAGGCAAGGAATTAAAGACTTTAGTAGATAGTAAATCAGCATCTACTCATAATCACTCAGGAGTTTACGCTAACGCGTCTCACTCTCACGGTGTGGCAGACTTACCGGCTATTGCGTTAACAACTGTACAAACAACCTCAACTCAAGTGTTGATGTTAGCACTCACAGCACAAGAAGGCGATGTAGTAATTCGTTCTGATGAGAATAAGACATACATTCATAACGGTGGTACAGCCGGAACTATGGATGACTTTACTGTATTGGCTACACCAACAGACGCAGTGACAAGTGTTGATGGAAACACAGGTGTTGTTACTTTAAATCACGACACTCTAACTGGTTTTGTAACTGATGAACATTTAGATTGGACTGGCGACCAAGGTGCTAAAAATATTCACGCTAATAATTACACTAACACTACTTACAGTGAAGGTGACGGTGGACTAACTCAAAAGAATTTCACAACCACGCTAAAGACGAAGTTAGATGGAATCTCTACAAGTGCCAACAACTACTCATTACCAACATCTAGTGCTTCAGTATTAGGTGGCGTTAAAGTAGGTACAAATCTGAGTATTGCTAGTGGTGTGTTATCTTCAACTGACACGAATACAACTTACTCAGTCGGTGATGGTGGTCTTACACAGAAAAACTTTACTACAACTTTAAAGACCAAACTAGACGGAATAGCAACAAGTGCTAATAACTTCTCACTACCGACGGCAAGTAGTGCTGTATTAGGTGGTATAAAGGTAGGAACAAACTTAACTATTGCTTCAGGTGTCTTATCATCAACAGATACAAACACTACATATAGCGTAGGCGATGGCGGGTTAACAGAGAAGAATTTTACTACCGCTTTAAATACTAAGTTAAGTGGAATAGAAACTAGTGCTACAGCAGACCAAACTAACGCTGAGATTAAGACAGCGTATGAGGCTAATGCTAACTCTAATGAGTTTAGTGATGCTGAACAAACTAAGTTATCAGGGGTAGCCACTAGTGCCAATAACTATACTCACCCTACGACAGCCGGATATAAACACGTTCCTACTGGTGGTGCTTCAGGACAATTCTTAAAGTATTCAGCATCAGGAACAGCAGTTTGGGCATCAGACAATGACACTACTTATTCGGTAGGCGATGGCGGACTAACGCAAAAAAACTTCACTACAGCAGACAATACAAAACTAGACGGTATTGCGACGAGTGCTAATAATTATAGCCATCCTACAGGTGCGGGTGATAAGCACATTCCAACAGCAGGTGCTTCAGGTCAGTTCTTGAAGTACAGTGCTTCGGGTACTGCGGTATGGGCTAATGATAACAATACAGTTTATACACTACCAACAGCATCATCTTCTACATTAGGTGGTATTAAGGTTGGTACTAATCTTAGTATTGCTTCAGGAGTTTTATCTTCTACAGATACCAACACAACCTACTCTGTAGGCGATGGAGGTTTAACTCAGATTAACTTTACGAGTGCAGATAATACTAAATTAGACGGTATTTCTACTTCAGCGAATAACTATTCATTACCCACCGCTTCAACTACAGTTTTGGGCGGTGTTAAAGTAGGCACTAATTTATCTATCGCATCAGGTGTTTTATCCTCAACTGATACTAACACCACGTATTCGGTTGGTGACGGTGGGTTAACGCAGAAGAACTTTACTACAACTCTAAAGACTAAGTTGGACGGTATTGCTACTTCAGCAAATAACTACTCACTACCTTCTAGCGTTGTTCACGATACTGAAAAAGGCTCTTTACACGCAACAGATGCGCTTAGATTATCAGGTCATACGGTAAGTTTGTACAAGGGTGATGGCACAAGTGAGTCTGTTACTATTCCTGACAACAACACTACTTATTCTGTAGGAGACAATGGCTTAACCGCTAAGAACTTTACATCTACCTTAAAGACGAAACTTGATGGTATCGCTACTTCAGCAAACAACTATTCACACCCTACAACAGCAGGTGATAAACACATACCTACAGGTGGCTCGGTTGGTCAACTATTAATTAATACTGCTAGTGGCACAGGAACTTGGCAAAACGCACCCGCATCTGGAATGGGTTATGCCGAATCTACTACAGCACCAACTTCACCTACACCGGCTAACGGTGATTTGTGGCTAGATACTGGTGATGAGATTTTATACCAATATCAATCGGGAGTATGGGTACAAATATCAGACGATGGTACAGCACAAGGAGACGGAAACCTAACCACTAAAGGTGATTTAGAGGTATTCGGAACTACACAAGAAAGATTAGGTGTTGGTACTAACGGTCAAGTATTAAAAGCAGACTCAACAGCAACTCATGGTGTCGCTTGGGCTACCGATACTAACACTACTTACTCAGCAGGTACAGGTCTTGATTTATCAGGTACGACATTCTCAATCGAGCCTGATTTAAGAGATGTAACGCATGTAGGTAATGCAGGTGGCGAATATATACATTATGATGATAGTAATGGTTGGATGCGCTTTTACCTTAACAGTGCGGAAGATTTCCGGATGTTGTCAAATGGAGACTTTCACGCAGACGGAGATGTTATCGCCTACTCTACAACTGTATCAGATGAACGCTTAAAAGAAAACATCCAACCTATTGAAGATGCTTTGAGTAAGGTAAACCAACTTAATGGTTGCACCTTTACTTACACAGCAGATGGCAAAGAGTCAGCAGGTTTAATCGCACAAGATGTTGAAAAGGTATTACCGTCAGCAGTCAGTGAGAAAGAATTACCACTAAAA